GGTGCTCAGTCTTATAATATAGGTGGTCAATCTCTGACACGTGCGAATTTGGCTGATATCCGAGCTGCTATTAATGAATGTATGACAATGATAAGTAGTCTGTCTGGTGGCGGTCGCAGAGTTTGTAGGGTGGTAACTGGCGATGAGTAAGGGTAAAAAAACAATACAGTATACTGTAGAAAGTAATAACCTACCCGTTTATAACAATAACATACCCGCATATAGTAATAACCTACCCGTTTGTAGTAGTAACCTCCCAGTTTATAATGGTTACTATTCATCTACTTATACTGGGGCGAGTGGCAAAAATAGCCTTGTAGAGTGGTCTCCTAGTCGTGGTGATGCTAACACAGTAGATTTGGTGTCGTTGGAAACGTTACGTAGTCGTAGCCGAGATTTAATACGGAATGCACCAGGAGCTACGGGTGCTATCAAAACACTGCTCACGGGTGTAATCGGACAGGGTTTGAAGTTACAGCCATCTATAGACAGGGAATATTTGGGTTTTAATGAGGAGCAGGCATCGGCGTTTGAGGGTAAGGTAAAGCAAGAGTTTAGGCTATGGTCGGAGAATCGAGAGTGTGATTTTTATAGACAATTGACATTTAACGGCTTGCAGAAATTGGCTTTTAATAGTTGGCTTAGTAGTGGTGATGTGTTTGTGTTGCTACCATATAAGAATACAGGCAATATGCCGTATAACCTCAAAGTGCAGTTGATAGAGGCGGATAGGGTTTGTAACCCTAACGACTTGGGGGATACTGCCGATATAGCGGGTGGCATTGAATATGACGCAAACGGGGTTCGCACGGCAATATATATAAGAACACCCCACCCTGGATCTACATTATACAAGCAAGGGAGTATGCGTCCTACGTGGCAACGCGTGGCTTTCTATGGAGAGCGTAGCGGTCGCCAGAACGTGCTACACCTAATAGATGTAACAAGAATCGGTCAGTCGAGAGGGATTCCTATATTAGCCCCCGTTATTGATACACTTAAGCAGGTGAGTAAATATGCAGAGGCGGAGTTAACTGCTGCAGTGGTTAATGCACTTTTGGCGGTGGCAATCAAGCGTAATCCTCCAGATAGTCTGTCTGCTACATATAGTTGGTCAGGTGGTAGTAGCGAAACCGATAAAGACGGAAATACTGTCAACCCGCCCTGGTCTAGGGAAGATAATTTCAAACTGGGAACGGGTAGTTGGATAGACCTTGCACCGTATGAGGACTTACAAGTAATCAATGCAGAGCGTCCGTCTAATCAATATGACATATTCTTTATGTCGTGTATGAAGCAAATCGGAATGGCTATTGGAGTGCCGTTTGAGGTTCTTGTAAAGCAATTTAACAGTTCTTATAGTGCGAGTCGAGCTGCTATGCTTGATGCTTTGCGTTACTATACTGGTATAAGAGATATATTTATAGATGAGTTCTGTCAGCCAATCTATAACGAGTGGATGACAGAGGGTGTGTTTTTGAATAGAATACCTGCTAATAGTTTTTTAGTTGATCCAATCAAACGTTTGGCTTATAGTGGTGCTTATTGGATAGCCCCAACCGTAGGCAGTATAGACGAAGGTAAAGATATTGACTCTGCAGATAAGCGGATAAAGGCAATGCTTTCAAGTCCACAGATAGAGGCATCAAAGAATGGCAATGATTTTAAAGACATCGTGGCACAGCACGTAGAGGCTAATAACATATTGATAGCGAATGGGTTGCCACCGATAAACTATAATGTGGCGGATGGTAGAGAAGGTGATAAGGCAATAAGGCAAGAAGGCGAAAAGGAGGCATCGTGACACAGCGAGTTCCAATGGGCGTGTTACAAGCGGTGATAGATAAGCGTTGGGCAATCAAGCCTGAATATTTACAAACTATACTTGGCGTGGTGATGCGAGAGGTAAATGATAAAGATGCGGTGCTGATGGCTCGTGGTGATGGGCGGTCTCATAGTGTCGAGTTTGATAACGGTTATAGTATCCGTGAGGGTGTGGCGGTGATAGATATCTGCGGTGCTATATTTCCCCGTGCTACGTTATTTACTGATTTATCATCTGATGGCACAAGTATAGAGGGGTTGACTGGTGCTTTTAACCATGCAATTAGCAATGATAGTGTGAAAGCCATACTATTTAATATAGATAGTCCTGGTGGTGACATAACTGGGATACATGAGTTTGCTAACCTAATATATGAAAGCAGGGGCATCAAACCTATATATGCTTATATAAATGGGGATGGGTGCAGTGCTGCAATCTGGATAGCCACTTCGTGCGAGTATTTAATAGCAGACAAAACAGCGAGGGTGGGTAGCATTGGGGTGGTTTGCACTATATATGATGATAGCGAGATGATGGAGCGTGAGGGCATCAAGAAATATGAAATAGTGTCAAGCCAGAGTCCGTATAAGCGGGTGGATGTGGGAACGGAGGATGGGCGGAGTATGGTTCAAGAGCAGTTAGATGAATTGGCAAATATATTTATAGGTGACGTGGCGAGGAATCGTGGGGTTTCGGAAAGTCACGTAACGAGTAAGTTTGGGCAGGGCGGGGTCCTGCTATCAGATAGAGCAAAAAAGGTGGGTCTTATTGATAGCATAGGTAGTCTTGATAAGTCCATAGCAAAATTGAGTAAAGGAGTGAAAGGTATGGGAAAGGTAAGCGGACAGCGGACAGCGGACAGCGGACAGCAGACAGATACTGAAATACCCTTGATCGAGCCAGTGGTATTAGATGATGAGTCTGATACTTCAAGGGAAACAATTGAAGAGGGTAAAAAGGTTACGGGAGATAAGGAAATAAGGCAAGAAGGGAACAAGGTGACAGGTGACCTTTGCTTGCAAGCGGATGCATCGAAGTTTCGTAAAGAGGATTTGCACAAAATAGACTCTGCTCTCTATAATTCTATAGTTGAAGAGGGCGTGATGTCGGAGCGTAACAGAATAAAAGGCATCTTTGATATATCGTTGCATTCTGATAATGCGGTTTTGGTGCAGAAAGCGATGTTTGAAAACCCCATCACAGCGGAGCAGTTAGCGTGGCAAATAGTAATGGCTGATAAAGAAAAGAAAGCACAAGCAAGGAATGACTATATGTCCGATGTGAGTGCTTTAGAGCCAGTGTCTCGTAGTGTGGGTGAAGAGTTCAAAAAAGACGATGCCCAGTTAAAGCGAGAGGCACAAGAGATGGCGGGTGCGGTTAAAGGGGCAGTGCATAGTGCATAGTGCAT